GCACAACACAATTTGAATGCAATCATCGTCCCCACCGGTGTGTCGGAACAAAAGGTTTACGAGAACAAAGCTGTTCTCCCTTCTGTGACATACCGTAGGAAGCGTGAAAGCCCCGGCTGGTGCGGAATTGAGTCTGTTAACACAGTCAGACTTCGAAACTCTGCCAGCTGGGAGTGTGTAGCGCGGGGGACCGTTTCAACGATCCTCAGCACGTGCCATCGAGGGGCCAATCACAAAGGTGATGGACCAGCCTCTTCTCCTGCGCATCTCTTCACGAATGAATCGAGCGCTTCTGGTAGTAGCGAAAGCTCCCCTGCAATGCAGTCGGCACCTACGGGTGTTGACCGGGCGTTGCGGGAGGCTATAAAACGAACAAAATGGCTGGTTTTCCGGATGAAAGGGCGGGACGTTCGTGTCCGTCAAGGTAATCCGTCTGAAGACCAGCTCCTGCTAAACATCTGTGAGTGCTTGTGGGCGATTGTCTCTGTTGCTCGAATGTATGGCTTTGCCAACTTCGATGCGTGGGATGTCGAGAACACAATTGAGCACTGGTACAGGCAGTCGAAGGTGAGTGATTGGATGGCATTCGCAAAGTACAAGCTGGCCGCATATTATGCGTGTTGCTTAGGTGGCGATAATGCTCCTCCTCCTCCTCCTGCTGGGGTTGTCGACAACCCCCGATGGTTAGTAGGCGGGAAACTTGGAAAGTGGTTGAACAACTTCGTAGAGCGGAAACCCGCGCTCGAGGCACAATCGTTACTCAACTCGTTGCTGCTTTCTAAGAAGGGCATGCCCCGTCCTGACACAGGTAAAATCCGCAAGTCTGAGAAGGACACAATTCAGTCTCTTTTCTCACAACCCCCCGCTACGGCGAAAAAGGAGTCCTTACTCCGTTGGGGTGACGAGCGGTACGACTACGGTCCGATTGCTAGTTCTGCGATAGACACTCTCCTTACGCAGGAGGTACTTGTAAAGCAGATCCGTCGGACTGTCGTTGAACTGTATCAGGGGCGAACCTTTGATCCATTGCAGACCTGCGCGACTTTCTTCCCTAGTACCTCGGCGAATTATATCAATTCCCGGTCAAAGGGGGGTGCAGTTGCGATTATGAAAGATTTCATTAGGTCACGTGGTTTGGAGAATGATTCGCTGATGAGCTGGCATGAGGTTTTCCCAGGTGCGGAAGGAGAGGAAATCGGTATGTCAAATTTGCCGATCCTTGCGTATGACGACTCGAGTCTTCGCGTCCAGTTTGCCAATGCCTACAAGGCGATGGTGGACGAGGCGATTGAAGAACCGCCGGCCATCGAGCCGGTGGGCCTACCTGAGGCCCTCAAAGTGCGTGTCATAACCAAGGGTCCACCGCTGATGCAAACCGTACTGAAGCCGTTGCAGAAGTTTCTTTGGTCGGTCCTAAAGGACCACCCCTGCTTCGAGCTTATCGGGTCTCCAGTCACAGAACGTTTCTTGCTTGATCGAATGGGCCAAAATCTTCCGGCCCGGAAACAATTTGTTTCCGTCGACTACAAGGCTGCCACGGACAACATGCGGTCCTGGGCATCAAATGCCTGCGTCGAGGCGATCGCGGACGTCTGTGAACTTGATCAGGAGATTGCTGAATTGTTCCGTCGAAATTTGACCGGGCACATCTACATTCAAGAAGATGGGCAGGTCCTGGAACAACAGCACGGTCAACTCATGGGTGCGGTGACGAGCTTCCCTGTTTTATGTATCATCAACGCAGCGATCTGTCGCTGGTCTCTTGAGCTAGATGATAATAGGGTGTACTCGTTGCTTGACGCTCAACTTGCCATCAATGGTGATGACGCCGTACTCAAACTGTCCCGTGAAGGTTATGGAATTTGGTCGAGAATTGCCTCTTTTGTTGGCTTGTCTCCCTCGGTTGGAAAGGTGTATATTTCTAAAGACCTCTTCAACATTAATTCCACCTGTTTCATGTTTGGTGACAGATACTCGCACACCGAGTTGTACCTGAAAGATGGTGCGACGATTGCACGCCAATGTAAATATTTGCGCGTTCCGGTTGTGAACATGGGATTGTTCACGATGACGAAGCGCAGTGGCGGCAAGTCGAGTGAGGTCACGACCGATCGTGACCTTACCATCGGTGCGTGCGCGAGGGCCCTTTTCGAGGAGTGTCCCCCTGCCATTTGGCAGAGAGTATGGATGTACTTCCTGAAATGTAATGAGGCCTCGTTGAGTAGGCATCGGGTTCCGTGGTACCTGCC